TCAGGCGGGAACCTGCTCCCATGCCGCCTGCCGGCCTATGTACCGGCCGTCCTGCGCCAGGCCACGATCAGCCAGCGTGCGAGCCGCCATCTGGCGCGGGTCGGCCAGGCCCTGGACGATCCCAAGCAGCACGCTGCTATCGACGCCCTGGAATGCTGCGCTGAGGGACTTGTCGGCATCCGCCCGGCGGGCCTGTTCGATGCTGGTCTCGGTGGGTGCGTAGCGGCTCATCCGTGGTTGCTCCATTCGTTTTCGGGTACGGACATAGACGCTCGATTCCGCGGACCGATCCAGTCCGGCCGCCGCCCGCAGACAGCAGCCGGACAGGTCAGGCTCAGCGCCGCCGGCCAGCGGGCCAGGTTGTGTATATGCGCTCCTTGCGGGGCGCCGGCTTACCCACGCCGATGGTGTAGTTGATGGCCACGGTCCGACCGGTGAAGCGGTCAAACCGCTCCCGCATGGCGGGGTGGTCATTGATGGTCAGGATGGCCCGTCCCTGCAGGCCCGCCATCAGCTCGGCCATGCGGTCGTACTGCTCCAGCCCGAAGGCCGCGCCGTAACCTTCCGTCTGCCAGTAAGGCGGATCGAGGAAGAACAGCGTATCCGGCGTGTCGTACTTCGCCAGGCAGGCATCCCACGGGAGCTGTTCAACAACGACGCGGTGCAGCCGTAGGTGCGCCGCGCTCAGGTCTTCCTCCAGCCGCAGCAGGTTGATGGACTTGGGCGACTTGGCTGCCGTGCCGAACGTCTGCCCGGACACCTTGCCGCCGAACGCAAGCCGCTGCAGGTAGAAGAAGCGCGCGGCGCGCTGGATGTCGGTCAGCGTGTCGACGTGCTGCAGCTGCGCCCAGCGGAACATTTCGCGGCTGGTCAGCGCCCACCGGAACTGCCGCATGAACTCGTCCAGGTGGTTGGCCACGACCCGATACAGGCGGACCAGCTCGCCATGCATGTCGTTGATGACTTCCACCTTCGCCGGCTCACGCGCGAACAGCAGTGCGGCGCCGCCTGCGAATGCTTCGACGTAGGTGTGATGCGGGTTTTCAGAGAGCAGCGGCAGCAGGTGCTGCAGCAACCGGGTCTTACCACCCGGCCAGGGGAACAGCGTTTTCACTTGAAATCTCAACCTTTGCGATACGGGTGGCCGAGACTTCGCGCCCCTCGCGAGGGGGACAGGGCCTCGGCCGATGCGCAGGTGGTGAGATCACCTGTATTGAGGCGCCTGGCCGGCGGTTGCCGCCGCTGGCCAGGCGCCCTGTTTCATTGCTCGTAGCTCTGGATTTCGGCGTTCAGCACGGACTCGGCGTGCGCCTGCGTCAGCAGCCCAGCCTGGGCCATCGTCATGACGCCGAGATGAGTGCGCGGGTCATCCAGATTCACCATCTTGTCCTTCACCGCATCCAGCATGCGCATCAGTGCCCGCAAGCTGGCCGCCTGCAGGCGGCTTTCCTGCGGGGCGGCAGGGTCATCAATGGACGCCCGCTCGACCCCGGTCAGCGCATCGATCCCCACCCGCGTGTAGAACGCCAGCAGCGTGATCTCGCGCGGCGGTGCCGGCGGCTCAGGGGCGGGCTCGACCGGCGGAGCAACCAGCACCCCATCGACGTAATGCCATCCCTCGGCGGCCTCGGGGTGTTCGATAGCGTGGTCGTAGCCCAGCGTGCGGGCGAAAGCGATGTCGGCGCTGATGACGCGCTCGACGCGGCCGTTTCGGATCAGGGCGATTCTCATGGCAGGCGGTCCCAGAAGTCGATGATGCCGATTCCTTCGGCTCCTTTGCCGGCACGGTAGTTGGCGCCCTGTCGCGCACCGCCGCCGCTGCCAGTGTTCGGTGCAGCATCACAACTATCAGCGGCGGTGCCGCCGAGAGCATCACCGCCTCCGTCTGCACCGCTGCCGAAGAAGCTGACGTAGCCCGAATTGGCCCAGATCTGACCGATGGCACCGCCACCGCCCCCAAACCCATCGACGCCCTTACCACCATCGACGTTACGGTGGCCGTAGCCTGTAGGAATCGCAGAGTTTGAAGAGAGCGGAAAACCGCCCAGTCCGCCACGGCGACCCGCACGGTAGATGCGGTTGTAAGAGAGCAATGCACCGCCGACGCCGCCTCGCGCAATGACATCCCCCAATGTCGAATCAGTCCCAGCGACACCCTGCGCCGACGTGGTTGCCGTGAGGATGCCGCCCACGCCGATAATCACCTGTGTGGGGCCAGTGATTTTCATGATCCCGTCGATGACCTCGCCGCCGTCCCCGCCTCCAGCGGTACCACTGACGCCGCCGTGGGCACCAGAGCCACCGGCACCCACGAGGCGGTACTCGATCCAGGGCGATGCGGCCGTCTCCGGCAGAAGGAACGTGCCGGACGTCTTGAAGATGATCCGCTTCTTGTGGGCAAAGCGGCCCACCAGCTGATCGAACTGGTAGTTCATTACTCAAAGCTCCATTGATTGGCCGAACGCGCCAGCAGCCGCACGGTGGTGCCGTCGCTGATCGTGACGGTGTCTGCTGACGTGATCGGCAACACGAGACCGATGATGCTGGCTGCACCGGGAACGATCACCACGTCACCGCCGAGGGCATGGATGGCGAGCCGATGGCCTACTGCGGGCGCGTCCAGCGTGATCGGCACGGCGCCAGCGCTGGCATCGACGACCAGGTAATCGCCATTTTTGGCAGTGGTCGCCACGGCAACGACGCGGGGGAAGATCGGGGCACTGCGCCCGACCATCTGCGCCCCTTTGCGTGCGAACACCTGCCCGTCGGCGGTCGTGCCGACGCCCAGCGACGTGGCTGGGATCGAGTCGAAGCCGGCGCCGACCAACTGGGCACCGGACCGCCACAGGAACTGCCCGTCCTGCAGCGCGCCAACGGCCAGCGACGTCACCGGGATGCCGGAAGGGTCGCCGCCGAGGGTGATCTGCGACAACGTCCAGGCTCGCGTTGCGGCATCCTGGGCGTCCGCCGGATCAGCAAGGCCAGTGAGGCGGTAGCCCCCAGCGCTCACGTGACCGGAGAACCCCGCATAGGTGACCGCCCGCGCGTCGATGCGGCTGTCGACCTGCGACTGGGTCAGCCTGCTGTTGATCTGCGCCAGCAGCGACCCGTGCATGCCACGTGCCTGCTCGACCTCGGCAGCGGTCGCCGCCGACCGCACCCGCAGGTTGTTCAGCCTGGCGACGTAGTCGTACTGCCCAGCCACAAACTTGATGTCATCCCAACCAGCCATCATGCCTCCTCGATCTCAAGCGGCAGGGAGTAGCGAAACACCTGCTCGCGTGTCATTTCCGGGTTGTCGACCAGGTAGCCGAGCAGCGCGTTATCGGCCTCGGTTCGCCCACCTTCGCCGGTGCGGGCACTGATCCAGATTTCTCGACCGTTGCCGGCATCGCGCAGCAGGCTCGCCCAGGCGGCGCGCTCGTCGTCCTGCAGCCACTCCAGGGCGATCTTCAGGCGGCGCCAGGGCGTACCGGCTTCCACGCGCAGGCCGCCCGCTGCGGTGCGGGTGCGCACCGTGTCGCGCTCCCATGCCAGGGCCTGGCCCCATCGGAAGTTGAACGCCGGCCGCAGCGTGCCGCCGCCGAACAGCCGCCCCACCTCGATGCGCTCGGCGCCGGGGTCGGCGATGTCGATCCGAATCGAGCGCGTGACCAGGTCGTCGGGCAGCAGCATGTAGCTGTAGTCCATGCCGGCGATGGCTGCGCCCAAGGGGTCGATGCCCCAATCCAGCTCACCCAGCGCCTTGGCCGGGATGGCAGCGGTGGTTTCGCTGTCGTACTGGAGCGTGCCACCCAGCGCCGGCTCTTCGTACAGGCGCACACGCCAGTTCGCAGCCGTCGACAGCGTGTGGCGCCAGAGCACCAGGGCGCCGATGCGCGCGGTGCTCGGCAGGTCGACCTGCAACGTGGCGGAGTCGCCGAGGACGCGGTACACCGCGCCCCGGTCGCTCACCTGCAGGTTGTCCGGCCCCAGGCCCGGCACCGCTGCCGGCGTGCTGGTGATTGTGGCGTCGTCGGTATGTCCGCGCGGAATCAGGATCAGCCCCACAGCGTGACCTCCGTTGCTCGCCGGTCGATACGGCGCGATACGCTGGTCACCAGCAGGTCGGCGCCGCCCTGCAGGCCGAAGCGCGGGTAGAACACCCGCACCGTCTGCCCGACACGCAGCTGCCAGCCGCGCCGGGTGACACGCGCCACCCAGCTGCGCCGCTGCACGCCGAACAGAGCCAGGCGTCGTGCGGCTTCCGCCTGCGCCTGGACGGCGTCCTGCAGCAGCGTGCCGACGATCTCCGGATCGCGCGCCATCGGATGCAGCACCTTCACCGCTGCGTCGCTCGCCTCGGCCACGTCGTACTCCCGGCCGTACCGCTGGCGGTCGGCCTCGGTCACAGCGCCGAACAGGCCGTCTGCCTGCACCGCCCAGTTCCTGCGGTAGCCGAGCCGAACACGCCAGGCAGGCAGACGCATCTCCTCCAGCTCCAGCGACTGCGCGGCGAAATCGTCCGGCGTCAGCGTCAGTACGGGTGCGCTGATGCCGGCGACAGCGGCGGTGATCTCATTGTTCCCGGTGAAACCCCACCAGGCGCCCACGCTGGCCGCGATCTCGTCCAGGACGTCGACGGCGTTGCGGCTCTCGCCGATCCACAGGCCGAGCGCCTGCGGCGCGGCCGTATCCAGGGCGGCCAGGGCTGCCTCATCGAACGTCGTCACGCCGGCGCGCGCGGCGACCAGGCGCAGCAGGTCAGCGCAGGTCGAACCGGGGCCGGTTGCGTCCGCCGTCACCCGGCCTGCCGGCATTACGTTCATGTCGAAGCGACCGGCGGCCAGGTCGACGGTGTGCGCCGACGTCAGGCCACCCACGCGCACGTCGCTGACGGCCAGCAGCGGGCCATCGTGCAGCGCGTACCGGTGCAGGGGCTCATTGATCACGACCGGCGGCACGTTGAAGACCTGGCCGCAGGTCAGCGGGGTCACGTCGTTGGGCGTCGGACCGGTCCCGAGCAGGGTCTCCTGCAGGGGCTTGTTGAGGGCCTCCCTGGGATCGGCGAGCAGCAGCCGCAGCCCGCCGCCTCGCAGCGCTTGAAGGCCGGTTGAAATACCCGTGAACACCGGCACGAAATCTGCCAGCGGCCAGTGCGAGGCGCCGACCAACAGCCGCGCCGGGCGGCCGTCCCAGGCTTCGTCCAGCCAGCCGTCGCGCACGCCGTGCGGGTTTGAAATCTCCGCTTCCGACCAGCCGATGTTGCTGCGGCCGAAAAGCCCGTCCGGCAGGCTCTCGCGGATCTCCGGCACACCCACCAGCCAGTCGGGATAAGCCCTGTTCGGCGCGGTTGCATCGTGGATACCGGTGACGTAGCCGGTGTTGCTCAGGTAGTGCATGCCGGCGCTGCTCTGCGCTTCCAGCAGCACGGTGATCGATGCGCCGGAGCGCAGCAGGGTGTCGATGCTGTTCATTGCTGCCGCATCGCCCCCGCGACCGTGCGCTCCATCGACCGGCCAACGCGTGCCATTTCTTCGCTCTGGCGGTCCAGCATCTGGCCTAGGCGCCGCTCCTGCTCGGCCAGCAGCGAGCGGCTGACTTTGCCCTGCTCCTGCAGCTGCTGATTCATGGCCCGGATCTCGGCCAGCAACGCCTCGTCGCGTGCAGCCTGCTCGGCCTGCTGCTGGGCCTGCTGCTGGGCGGCGTTGTCCAGGGCGAAGATGGTCTCATCGTGCTGGACCTCGGCCTGGGCGTACCGGCTGGTCAGCGCTTCCAGCTCGTTGCCGAACCGCGCTTCTTCGGACAGGCCCAGCTCGGCCAACAGGTCGTCCAGCCCCTGCAGTTCGGCGATGGCCGACTCGCGCAGGGCGTTGATGCGAGCCTCCACGTCCGCGACCGCATCGGTGGTGCCGCCGATGGCGCTCTCAAGCGCCGGGGCGCTGAACACCGGCTGCGCGGCCGACGCCAGTGCATCGGCGCGGGAGCCCAAGGTTGCGCGGACGCTGTTGAAGATGTCCACCGCCTGGGCGCTCACGCCGTACATGCTGCGGGTTTCGTCCAGGTATGCCTGTGCGGCCGACTGCATCGCCGAGGCGTCGCCGCTCTGCAGGGCCTTCTGATACTGCGCCTGGGCCTCGCTGAAGCGCTGGGACGCCGTCAGCGGGGAAGCGTTGGACAGGCCCATGTTGTCGACGTAGTCGCGCAGGCGCTTCGCCGCAGCCTGCTGGGCTTCCCAGGAGCGCATCGCTTCGCTGTGGGCAGCCTCGGCCGCACGCTGCTGCTCGGCCTGGGCGTTCGCCTGGGCTGCCGCGGCGTCGCGGATCGCCTTCTCCTCCGCGGCGAACTTGGACATGGTCGCTTCGCGGATCTGATCGATCAAGCCCAGCTGCGTGCGGGCATCGCCGCCGGCCGCCAGCTGGTTGCGCAGGTCCGTCAGCCTGCCAGCCTGATAGCCGGACTCGTCCCATCCCGGCCCGGCGCGGCGCAGGGTGAGGATGTCGGCGCGCACGCTGGCCGACATGCTGCTGATGGCCTCCGCGATTGCGCGGGCCTCTTCGTTGATCGCCTGGGCGCTCTTGCGGCTGGCATGCTCGCGGATCAGCGCCAGTTCGGTCTCGCTGGCGCCCAAGCGCTGGGCGGTGGCGATGCTCTCGTCCATCGAGCGCGCGATGTTGGCCAGCTCGATCTGGAGCGGCGTCATGTCCATTTCTTCCAGCTCGCGGCGGATGCCGCCCAGCAGCTGCTGCAGCTCGCTGTTGTCCAGCATGTCGTTGAGCGCGGCTTGGGCGTCGGTCATCGCAGCCAGCGCCGATGCGGCCTCCAGCCAGCGCACCGTCGCCTCGGCGGACAGGTTCGGCAGCTGCTGCTCAAACAAGCGGCGGAACTCAGCCATGCCGCCGGCACCGCCGAAGTCGGCCGAGTCCAGGCCCACGTTGCCCAGGGCCGACTTCGCCGCCGCCTGTGCCTTCTCGGCCGCCAGCGCGGCGCGCTCGGAGTCGGAGTAGAAGCGGTTGAAGTAGCCGCCCCACAGCGCCGTCGCGCGCTCCAGCCCGCCCGCCGCGTCAACGACGCCGGCAGCGAAGCGCACGACCTCCTCGCGGGTCTTGTCCAGGGCAACGCCGGAGAGCGCCAGCGCGTCGTCCATCAGCGCGGCCGCACTGCGAATGCGGCCATACGCCTCCAGCATTGACTCGCCGTCGACGGCCAGGTCCTCGACCAGGTTGGTCAGCTGCAGGAGCGAGCCGTCGGTGAGCAGGTTGAAGCCGGCCTTGGCGTCGGCCGCTGCTGCGAGCAGGAACTGAGCGCCGCCCAGCAGTGCCTCGGCGTCCGAGCGCCAGCGCTCCGCCGCCTGGCTCGCGGTGCTGTCGTACTGGCCGACCTGGGCAACGATGTTCTCGGCCTGCAGCCTTTGCTGAAACTTCTCGAAACCCTCGCTGTAGGTGCGTCCCAGCACCGTGGACAGCTCGCTGGTCAGGTTGCCCTTCTTGTCGTAGACCGCCTTGAAGCTGCCGCTGATGATGTTCACAGTTGCCACGCCCAGGGCGCTGGCCGCGCCCTCGGCGGTCTTCTTGATCACGTCGTACAGCTGGCTGGCGGACTCCTTGGCCTCGTCGCTGGCGTCGATGTCGATGGTGCGGCGCTTCTTGCCCCGGAACAGCGACTTCTGGCCTTCCTGGTACGCATACGCCGACGCGCTGCCACCGGCCTCGGTGATATTGATGGTCTGGCCGGTTTCCTTCGTCTGGTACTTGGTGCCGAACAGCTTGCCGCCGCTGATCTTGTCCACGACGATGGCCGCCAGCGCGACCCAGCCAGCGACCGGGATCGCAGCCAGCGCCGCGGAGCCAGCAGCTGCGGCGCCGGCAGTGCCGGCAGCGGCGTAGCCTGCGGCCACCGTGCCGACGGCCGTCGCGCCGTAGTAGCCGGCGGCGCCGTATGCAGCGGCGCCCAGGCCCTTGCCCACCGTGTCGCCGCCCTTCTGCCAGCCGTAGAGCGCGCCCAGGGCGCCGGCTCCGTAGCTCGCACCGGCGATCATCCCGCCGCTGATGCCGCTGGCAGGGATCGCCTTGTAGAGCATGCCGCCGATCTGCACCATGTCGCCGATGCCCGTTCCGCCGCCGGCTGCAGCACCAGCCATGCCAGCGCCGGACGCGCCCATTGCGCCTGCAATGGCCTGCATCCAGCCGCCACCGGCAGCGGCGCCGCGCAGCGCACCACTGAGCATGTTCTGCAGCGCGCTCTGAATCGGCCGCACCATGGACTGCTCCAGGAACGTTCGCAGGATGTCGCGCCAGCCGCGGCGGAAGATGTCCTTCATCTCATCGAAGAAGCTGCGCGACTTGTCCAAGCCACCGGACAGCTTGTCGGAGAGCAGGTCGGCGAAGTCCGCGACGCCGCGTGTACCCACGTCCGCCCATTCCCTGGCAACCTCGGCCTGGCGCTCGACGACGATGGACAGGTCCGCGTAGGCGCGGGCCTGCTCAATCAGCCCCTGCGTCGTCTGGGCGTCGATGTCCGCGCCGGCCTTGTTCGCGGCGGCCACGGCACGGCGCATCTCTTCCTCGGCGTGCAGCTGCCGCTCAAGGCGCTCGCGCGCCTGGACGGACATGCCGAGCATACTGATCTCGCGGCCCATGGCCTCGATCAGCGCCTGCGGCCCGCGCTGAGCGTCCTGCAGTTCCTTCGTGGTCTCGGCCAGCTCGCGCGCCGAGTCCTTCACCAGATCGTTATATGCCTCGCGGGTGACGTTGTGCTTGGCCAGGAGGCCGTCCAGCTCCTCCACGCGCTGCTTGTGCTTGACCTCGGCCACGGCCAGCGGCCCCTGCAGCTGCGCGGCAGCCAGGGCGGCCTCGGCGGTGTAGCGGCGCTGGGATTCGGTCTGCTGCTCCTGGGCGCGGCGGGCCTCGTCGGTCCGGCGCTTCGCATCGGCCTGCGCCTGCGTTGCGGCCTGCGTCGCCTTCGTGAGTCGCTCGCTTTGCTCGATGGCGGCGATGTACTGCTCGTTCTTTGCGCGCAGCGCCTGCGCTTCAGCGCCGGCCGGGTCCATGCCCCTGTCGGCCATCGTCTTCAGCAGCCCAGCCCGCAGCGCAGCGGCCTTGCCCTGCGTCTGCTCGATCATCTTCAGCTCCAGCTGGTTGATCTGCTGGTTGATGCTGGCAGCAATCTCGCCGGAGGCAGCCGCGATCTGTGCTGCCGTGTCGGTCGCGGCCTTACCCAGCTCCCTGAAGGTCGCCTCGCTCAACTGGTTGGCGGTTGCGACATCACGGATGCTCGCAATGAAGTTCACGAACACAGGCTTTGCGGATTCCAGCGAGGTGCGCTGCTTGACCTGCTCAGAGACCAGCGCCTCCAATCGCTGCCGCTCATCGTCCGTTGCGTTGGTGATACCTGCCTTTTTCAGGATCAGGTCAGCGGTGATGTCGATTGCGCGTTCATAGCCAGCGGTCAGCTGCTCCTGTTTCAGCCGCGCTTGCTCCAGCGCACTGCTGGTCTGCTGCAACTGCTGGTCGTAGCCGTTCGTCGGCGCATCCATCGCAACCGCCCGCATACGGGCATCGCGCAGGCGTCCATACTCCTGCGCCAACGCCTTTACCTGGTCGGCTGTCTTCTCCAGCTGGCCGCGCGACTCTTCCAGGCTGGAGAACTCGACATTCGCCGTCGCCTCACTGAACTGCTCGAGCCGATCAATCGCCGGCTGAAAGCCGGTCTTCACCGCTTCCGCCAGTTCCTCCGCCTTCTTCGTGCTGTTCATGGCCCAAGCGACGAACAGCGTCAGCGCGGTGACCGCCAGGCCCACCGGCCCGCCGAACGCTGCCATTGCGATGCCAGCAGCCCGGGCGGCGCCAGCCTTGGCCATCAGTGCCACGGACGATGCCTGGGTCGCGGCGGTGGTACGGGCCTGCGCCGCCTGCAGGGCGGACTCCGCCGCCGCGAGGCCGCCCGCGCTCGCCATGCCAGCGCGCGCCAGCTGCACGCGGGCAGCGGCATGCACCTCGGCAGCGCGGGCGGCCTCCAGTTCGGCCACGGCCTGCTGGCGGGCCTGTGCGACGGCACGCACGCGCCCGGCCAGGTCCTGGGCCAGCGCGACGGCCATCTTGCTGCCGTAGGCGACCGCCACGGCCGTGATGGCCTTCTCGATCAGCCCCATGTTGTCGGCGATGGCCGCAATGCCGTTGGCCAGGGCGCTGCTGGCGCCCAGGTCCTGCGACAGCTCGCCCACCGTCTGGGTTACGGCGTTGCGCAGCTGCACCATGGCGCGCTCGACCGTCAGCGGCAGCTGGTTGAACTCGGCCTCGATCACGCCGGCCTCGCTCTCCAGCGCCGCGACCATTGCCTCCACGCTGACCTTGCCGTCGTTGACCTGCTTGCGCAGCTCGCCCATGCCCACGCCCATGCCGTCGGCCAGGGCCTTCGCCAGGCGCGGGGCGTTCTCGACTACCGAGTTGAACTCCTCAGCGCGCAGCGTCCCGCCGGCCAGGGCCTGGGAGAACTGCGTGATGGTGTTCGATGCGGCCACGGCGCTGGCGCCGGAAACCGCGAACGTCTGGTTGATCGCCTGCGTCAGCGCAAGCTGCCGCTCCTGGCTGATGCCGTACTCGGCGGTGGATTGCGCCAGGCGCGCGTACAGGGTCGCTGTGCTGTCCAGCTCGGTCGACGTGCGCTGGGAGATGGCATAGACCTCCGCTCGGGCGATGGCGTACTCGCGTTCGCCAGCGGTGGCCAGCTTCAGGCGACTGGTGATGTTGGCGTAGCCATCAGCCCTCGCCGACAGCTCTGACGCCACCCTCACAACGCCATAGCCCATCAAGGCAACCTTGGCAGACTCAAGCGCGCCAGCCATCGCGCTCGCGCGCTCCGCTGTTACACCTGAAGCCACACCCAAGCGGCCGATGTCGGCGGCTCCACGCGCTGCCTGGCGTCCAGCGCCCTCGGCGGAAGCGCCCATGCGCTTGACCGCCGCCTCGGACCCGTTCACGACCGGCAACAGCGCGCTGTTGTCGGCCTTGAGTCTGAGAGTGACGACGGGGTCTGTCATGGGTTACTCCGCCCGCGCCGAGCGCGTGGCTGCAATCAGGATGTCCAGCGCCCAGAGCAGGTCCGGGTAGTCGTTGCGCGGCACCCGCAGGAGCAGCGCCGCTGAGCGAATTTCGGTTGCTGCGATGCCGTCGTAGACAGGGGCGCGCCAGCCGGTTATCCAGCTGGGCCGGCAGCGCCGAAAAACCTCGACGGCCGTCCAGTTTTCGGCGAGGACACCGATGGTGTGTTCTTCATCCGGCTCGGAGCCGGTATCGCCGCGCAGGAAATCCAGCGTGCTGACGCTGGGGTCGATTGCTCCCTCCTGCTCTCGACCGTCAGCGTCAGCACGTGGATCCTTCCCAACTACTAGCGCCCGCGCGACGTCTTGGAGTTTTTTGCGCGGGCGTCGCCGTACTGCTCCAAGTAGTCCTGGATGATGGCGTTCTGCAGGTAGGCACTCCATTGGCCGGAATAGACCTCGGCCAGCGCCCCATCGCCGGAGATCGGCGTACCTGCCTCGTCACCGAGCCCATCGAGGGAGACCAGGATGCGGCGCAAGAACTCCGCGTCGCCCTGGTCGGCGTCGAGCAGTGCCCGCAGCTCATCCTTGGGCAGGAGGGTCACCTTGACGGTGATGTCACCCTCATTGAATACGTTGGGCCTCTCGGTGGGGAGGCGCAGCTTGATCGCGCGCGAAACGACGTTGGTTTTGGTGAGCAGAAGCATCGTTGAATCCTCTTGGGAAGGTGTTTGAACGGCCCGCATCGCGGGCACACCGTCACTTTGCTCGCGCACGCGCGAACCGTGGCACTGACGCGCGTCAGTAAAGAGAAAGCCCCGCACGATGGCGGGGCTTTCGACTTGACCAGGTTGTCGGCCGTTACGGCGAGCTGTCGCCGAACTCGATGTAGAACTCGTCGCCGCCGGCATCACTGGCAACGCACGGCCCGGACAGCTCCCAGCCGTAGTCGCCGTCGATGTCGACCTCGTTCACGCCCTCGATCTGCCCGCGAATGCCCAGCTCGCTGTACAGGCCGTTGCTCTCGGTCACGCGCAGCGCGATCTCGATGACCTTCGCAGCGTCACGCGCAGCCCAGGGGTTGAATTCGGCCAGGGCGGTCTTTGCGATCCGAACCGTCCAGGTCGGCGCCCGGTCAGTGATGCCGGTTTCCTTGTGGCTCGTGTACTCCTTGGCCGCGATGGTGTTGCCGACGTCGACGGACAGCGACTTGCCCCAGAGGGTGAGCTGCGCCCCACCATCGACCTTGACCTTGGTCGTGCTGTTGTCGTGGCGCAGCACGACCGGGACGCGGTCCGGCATCACGATGGTGGGCAGGGCATCTTCGCTGACGTCCTCGTAGTCGCCCTGGATGCGGACCTTGCCCTTGAAGCGGTCGCCGACCGTCATCGCAAGGGCGGTGATGTTGTTGCGGCAGCCGGTGACGTTCTTCACGGTGCCCGCGTGGAACCACGTCGCGTCCGCGATGGCGATGCCGGAGCTGACCGGGTTGTAGCGGGTCGTCTTGGCGACGGCGTCCTTCACGACCGTCATGCCGGCCGGCAGCAGCAGCCGGGCGCAGTCCGCATCGCTGTCATTGGCGGCGCCAGGTGCGGTGGGCGGATACAGCTCAAAGTCGCCTTCGATGAAAGCGCGCTTGCCGCCGACGACGAACGGCTTACCGGTGAAGTGCGGGCGGTCGACGTCGCGCTCGATCTTGTCGACCTCGGTGCCGCTGGTGCCGTTGATCAGCATCACGCCGTCAGTGTTGGCGGCCGGCACGACCGCGACGCCCGCGACGGTGCGAAGGGCCAGAATCAGGCCGCGCTTCTTGAATTGTTCCAGTTGGGGCTGTGCCATTGCTTATTCCTCGTTGGAAGTCGTTGCAGCCGTACCGGCCCGTTCGCGCTTCGTGCGTGGCGGTGTGGTCTGCGGGGTATTGGGGGCGTCAACCGGCGGGACCGGGATGCCGGGGCCGCCCAAGCGCTCGACAGACGCTGCAGGCGGCAGGCCGGCGGCCTCGTTTACCAGCTGGCCGTCGATCACGCGCCAGGCACCGTGGGTGGTCGGGGTGGGTTTGCTCATGGCTTCACCTGTTGGGACATGCGGTAGTCGGTGCCGAACACCTGCTGACTCACCAGCCAGCCAGCGGCATAGCGCTCATCGCGCCCGGCCTGGAAGTGGAGCGAGTCGAAGGCATCGTTGGGGGTCCAGCCGAACAGCGCAGCCCGCACCTGCGGGATGACCAGGGAATCCATCTCCTGCCGCGCCCCGGAGCCGGTCGCCTGCTGCGCGTAGTGCTTGACGAACAGCACCACCCGCAGCGTCACGTCGCAGTTCTGCTGCGCGACGGGTCCGGTGTACTTCACCGCACGTCCCAGTTCCGCACAGGTCACGTATGCGGCGGGGCTCACACGCGACTGCTGGGCCAAGGCCGTCTCCAAGTCAGCCGCATCACCCACCAGCTTCAGCGCAGGAGCCAGGGTGCTAAGCCGCTTCATGGCTTCCGCAACCGGGAACGGCCCGAGCATGGTCATACGCGCTGGCCCCAATCCTTGCGGCCGGGCGAGATCACGAACTCGCCCAGCGCGCTGGCGCCCGTGGTCGGGTCTTCCAGACCCAGCGAGAACTTGCCTGCGGCGACCAACTCCAGGAACCGGATCGCATCGCGGTAGTCGCGGGCGATAGGGTCGGTGCGGTCGTCCGTGGCGCGGTCTTTGTGCAGCTTGTAGCGGGTGATCGCCCGCGCCCAGGTGACCATGATGCTGGGCGTCCTATCCAGCGGCAGCGCGTATCGCCTGGCGAGATAGCCATCGATCACACCACCAGCCTCTTCCACGGCCTGGGTGATCCGGACCAGCGCCTTGTCGGCTTCGGCGATTTCCTCCGCCGACCAGGCGCTGCGGTCCTCGCCGCGCAGGGTCAGCTCCATCAGCGAGGCATCGACGATGGCCCGGGCATGCTCGTCCGTGGCCACCTGGGCCAGTTCCAGGGCGCCCGGCATCTCCGCCAGCTGCTGAAGCGTGACGTATCCCACGGCTTACTTGCCCGCCTTCTTGTTGCTGCCCTTGGCCGCTGCCTTGTCGGCGGCGGCCTTCTCGGCGGCGGCCTGCTCGGCAGCAGCCTGCTCGGCAGCAGCCCGCTCGGCGGCGGCCTGCTCGGCAGCAGCCTGCTCGGCAGCAGCCCGCTCGGCGGCGGCCTGCTCGGCAGCAGCCTGCTCGGCAGCAGCCCGCTCGGCGGCGGCCTGCTCAGCAGCGGCCTTCTCGGCGGCGGCCTGCTCGGCAGCAGCCTGCTCGGCAGCAGCCTGCTCGGCGGCGGCCCGCTCGGCGGCGGCCTGCTCGGCAGCAGCCTGCTCGGCAGCAGCCCGCTCGGCGGCGGCCTGCTCAGCAGCGGCCTTCTCGGCGGCGGCCTGCTCGGCTGCCTCACGGGTTGCCCGCTCGCCATCGGATTCGGGCACGTCAATGACGCGCAGCAGTGGATCGCGCTTGATCGCGCCCAGGTCTTCCTTGCTCAGGCCGGCGACGTCCAGCGTCTCGCCCGCGCGGGTGAACTTACGGCCAGCACGCCAGCGCCCCAGCTCGGACACGGACCTGACGATGATCTTGTTGGTGGACATGAAGCCTCCAGGGAAAGGGCGCCGTCTCTCCGGCCGTCGCACCACTGCGCAGGTGTCGCGTTCCGTGATCACCGCCAGTCGAAGCGGGCAGCTTTGCTCTGGCAGGCTGCATCTGCCCTGGTTCTCGCCGCGTTTGGAGTCGCTGCAGCACCAGAAACCGCCCCACTCCGAAAGCAACGCACGCGGCGCTTTCGGAGTGGCGCCGGTCTCTCCCGGCTGTCACGTCTAGGTTTCAGGCTTGCTAGGTGGACCGACGTTCCACACCTCTCTACCGCGTAGCCTCTGCGGGCGGTCCCCTTCCCGGATCGGGAGCCGCAATGAACGCGGGGTCGAAACCCCGGCCGGGTTCACAGACGAATCAGATCAGCCAGGGCGAATCCATCACGTCGACCAGGCCCTTCATGACGTTGTCGGTGCCGGCGATCTGCGCGGCCGTCAGGATCTCGGCAGCCTTGAACTTCAGATTCGGACGCACCACCAGCAGGTCCGGCACCAGGCCGAGCGGGCGGCCGTTATCGCCAGTGCGCTCGGTGAAGCTGGTGTAGGCCGCCTGCAGGTTCTCGGCGGTCAGTTCCTTGTTGCTGGCGTAGGCCATCTGCCAGAAGCCGAAGCCGACGTTGCGGCGGCAGTCCACGCCGTACCGGAATTCCTTACGGCTGAACACGGCCTCGTCGGTCTCGGTGTCCATCGACACGAACTGCGGCTTCTTGCGGTTCTGGAAGATCAACGGCTTCAACGCACGCTTGGTACTCAGCAGGTACCAGTACGATCCAGCGCCACCAGCGTCCAGGTTGCTCTGCGTGACTTCCTGACCGGCCTTGTTGATGACCGGATGATCGGTGTCGAAGAAGTTCTGACCGTCATAGCAGGCCGTCGAAATGCCGTTCTTCAACAAGCTGAAGATCAGCTCGTCCGGCTGGGCCGCTACGGATTCGCCCATGTTCTGCATCATGGGCGTATAGATACCGACGTTGTCGTCATCGATATCGTCGCGGTCAACGCCCACGGTCAACTCGTAGGGCTTGTTCTTGATCGTGTAGCCGTGGGTGGCGATGCCGTGGATAACGCGATCACCGATCCACTCGCGCATGCCCGGGATCTTGCCCAGCCAGCCGTACTCGTTTGACTTCGTGGTCGAGGGAACCACCGTGGCGATGCGCTCGTACTGAGTCGCTGCCTGGCCCAAGCCCTGATTGAAAGCGGCATTGAACGCGACGCCCAGCGTGGCGAGATTTGCGCGGGTAACTTGCATTGGAATGTGTCCTGTCGGTAGTCGTTTGGAGTGGAATCAGCCGATCAGGACCCAGACGCCACCGGCGTCCACGTCGATGATCTTGCCGGCGGCCTTGCGGGCACCGGCGCCGCCATCGGTCTTGGCGACGGTCTGGTCGTCGGCGATGTAAGCCGTGCTGCCGATGCTGGGGCGGGTGATCGCATCAGCGCCGCCGCTGTTGTCGAACTGGAATGCCTGGCCGCGCCAGGTGTCCACGACGCTGCTGCCGTCGGCAGCGCCGGTGACGGTGTCCTGGGCCACGCCAACGGCGGGGCCGGAGCCAGCGGTGCCAGAGGGAACCGCATTGCCGGTGGCGGTGAGCAGCGACACAAGGGTGCCGGCATGGATCGTGGTACCCGGATTGACCGGGTGGCCCACGCGGGTGGCCTCACGCCGCTTGGTGTTGCGGCCCTGCGTCGAAGCAGTCATCTAGATTTCCTTCTGTATGGAGTGAGCGTCGGCCTGCGATCAGACCGTGGCCGGCTTCGCGGCGGCGTAGTCCTTGGGATCGATGCCGGTCATCGAGCAGACCGCCAGCTCGGCCTCGGAGAGGCCATTGGCGTCCTTCACGCCTGCCGGCTGCTGGCCGCCGGTCTGCGTGCCCGACAGCGCGGCGATGGGCGCCGCCTTGTCCAGGTAAGCGGACAGCGCGGCGACGTCCTTCTGGCCCAGGCTGACGGCCCAGTCCTTCATCGCCGGCAGGATGCGACCGTCAGCCAGGCCGGTTTCGACCAGGTCGTTGACCTTGCGATTGGTGTTCTCGGCCGACAGCGCCGCCAGCTGGCCGCGAATCTCATCGACCGCAGCCACCGGCACGTACTTGGCCGGGTCCGGGGTGGCCTGCTTCAGGGCGGTACAGGCGGCGACCGCGCCCTCGGCGCCGACGCCCAGGGTCTGGGTCAGCTTGTCCAGGGTGTCCAGCTTCGGCTTGAGCGCGCTGCAGGCGGCGATGGCCTGGTCTTCGGTGGTATCAGCGGCCAGGCCCAGGGCGGCCACAATGGCGGCGAGCAACTTCATGGTGTTGTCCTCGGTGGAATCGGAGTGGAAGGCGAACGTGGCCGCCGCGCGCAGCGCGAGCGGGGCCATGTCATCGATTGCGGGGTTGTTGGTCAGCGCCGCCATTTCGATGGCCAGCACCCGGCCGGTGACCGGGTCGTAGCGGAAGACCGGGGAGACAAAGAGGTACTCGCCGGCCCGGATCAGATCTGCAGCGCGGGCTGTCAGTTCGACCGTGGCCCACAGGCCGGACTCACGCCATTGCAGCGAGCGCATCCAGGCGGCAGCCGGCGCCGGCTGCCCGTTGGTCTCGGCGTGAAGGGTCTGATGCTCGTAGTCCACCACCGGCGGCGTGCGGCGGGCATTGAACTCGCCGATGACCGCCTGGGCGGTGGTTGCGTCGATGTACCAGGACGGCACCGACAGCTCGCGCCCGTCCCTGGGCTTGAAGTGACCGGCCGGAGTGAGCTGGATCTCCAGTAGGTTGCCATCGGCAGGCGCGGTCAGCGCAAAGGAACAGGCCGCAAGGGCGACAGCGGAGGCAAGGCGCTTCTTCATGCCGCCCAGTTTTGGACGGTGGTCGCGCGAGTTGGGACTGACGCACGTCAGTAAAGATCAGCCCCGAGTTTCCCCGGCCGAGGGCTCCGGCCCGGCTCAGCTCCGACGACCGGGGGCGGGATGGCGTTTGAAAGGCGTTTAAATCGCCCCACGGGCGCCAGCGCCCCCCTGGCTGGGATGGTGGCCGCGCTCAGGGGGCCTCTACGGGCCTGTGGCGCGATTCTGGCGGGCGCCGGTTCAGGCCCCGCCGTCCAGCTCCAGCCAGGCAATGACCAGGCGTTCGGTTGCCGCCTCGTCGTCCGCGCTGAAGCCCATGAACGGACGGGCCGGCAGCCCAGGATGATGCACCACGCCGCGCGGGCCTGGGCCGCCTGGCCAAGCCAGCGCTTTCTTCTCGGTCGGCCGGATCTCGTAGGGGTCCGTGCCTTCCTGGTGCCAGCGGGCCTGCTTGGCGTCGGCGCGGATCTCGACCCAGTCCGGGCCGGACTGCGGGTGGATGCCGTCGCGCATGCGGTGGGTGTCATTGAGCGGCGTCCGGCCGCTGCCGTCGGCCAACGCTTCCCAGGCGATGCCGTCGGGGCCGATGCCCGTATCGAACCGCACCTGGCTGGATTCGGTCAGGTCTTCCCCGAGCTGGGCCATCAGCCCGGTGAGGTCCGAGCCCCGCGCGACCAGCCGGCCGAACAGCCGGTCTGCCTGGGTGGTGTCGACTGTGAGAATCAAGGGCTCGTTTGCCATGCTAAGCTCCGTCCTGCATCTGATGGGCGCGGTCGTGGCCTATGCCCATCAGGTCCGCCCTCGGCGCCACGACGCCCTGCGGTCCCATCACTCCCTGCCGAACAGCAGGCGACCCGAACGCTGGCGCTCCAGGTAGTTCCGCCGCGTCGGGATCAACGTCCAGCTCTGCAGCTGGCCGCGCACCGCTTCCACCACCACCGTCATGCCGGGCTTGTCCGGCATGTCGAAGGCGCGCACGTAGCGCGTGCGCAAGACGACGCGGCCGGTGCCGGCATGCCGCTCAAACGACTGCCAGACCTCAAACGGCGCCGCCAGGACCTCCGGCAACAGAGGGATGACCGTGGAGCGTGCCGGGTCGATGTGGCTGGCCAGCGTCTCGACGTTGGCGACAACGGCGTAGGAGAACTGCCCGTTCACAGGTAGGCGAAACACCCTTTCGTCACCGCCCAGGGCCTCACGCAGCAGCTGCCGCAGCTGCTCCGGCTCCGGTCGCCGGACATCCGACAGCGGCACCGGCAACGGATCGAGGGGCACCGCTGCAGGACGCCCGAAGTCCGCAGGACCGCCAGGACTCAACGGCTCCCAGGCGCCAGCCTTCTGGTCGCGCCAATACTGCATCTCGGTTTCGGCCAGCTGCTTGCCGGTGCTGGCGTGGCCGACGTTGTAGGCCCATTCCGGCGGCGGATCGCCGTCGACGGGCGGCGGTGCCTGGTCCGGCGTCAGCCCCTCGGCCCGCAGCTTGGCGGCGGACATGCCGATCACGCTGCAGCGGCAGCCCCAGCCGTTGGGCGGGTAGTGGGCGTCCCACCACGGGTCGCTGGTCGCCAGCACCAGGCCGTTCCATGCCTGGTGCGCCTCGCGGGGATTGCGCACCGTGTTGTGCTTGTACTTCAGGTAGGGGAAGTGCTTGAGCGTGTCCCAGCGCCCCGCCATGTATGACGTGCGTAGGTTGGTGTGGTAGATGACCGACGTGCGCCAGGCTTCCCCGCCTGGCGTGCCTTCGCCGGTCCAGCCCGTCCAGCCATTGCGCTGGACGATGTCCCGGAACCGCGCGCGGAAGTCCTCCAGCGTCTCGCCCTTGCTGATGGCCGCGTCCACGGCCTCGCGCAGGTCGACCAGCAGCGCGTCACGGGTGGCGCCAGCCACCACGAAAGCGCGGGCGTGTTGCCCCTGCCACAGGTCGTCCCAGCGGCGGGTGGGCATGTTGACCTTGTCGCGGAAGTAGCGCTCGGCCTCCGGCAGGCTGCCGAAGTTGCCCCGGATCTCAGCCACGGCTGTCTTCCAGGGCATCGAACATGCCGGCCGCGCCCGCGATAGCCAGGGCGTGCTGCATCACCGCGGCGAAGCGGGCGGCGTCCAGCTCGGGCAGCACCTGCAGCAGCCCGTCCCGGATCTCCTCCAGCGACACCGCGCTGTCGACCAGCTGGCGAATCTGCTCCACCCAGCCACCCACGACCGGGTCGGCCGCGCCCGCGAGCAGGCGCACAAGCTGGTCTTCGCGGTCTGGGGCTGCTGCCGGCACCGCTGCTGCAGCTGCGCTGGCCGCCGGCAGCCGAGCCGTGGCCGCCGCCATCGCGGCAGGCGCAGCCGGTTCAGCCGCTACGACCAGGACGTCCTGGTCGTTGGCGTCCGCTTCCGGAATGCCTAGCTCGGTATGCGTCCAGCTGCGCGGAATCCGCATGCCCAGCTTGACCAGCGCCGGCAGCGACGTCGCGTAGGTGCCGATGTCCTTGGTCTCGGCCAGGTCGAACACCAGGCGCGGGCAGCGGCGGTAGTCGCCGTTCGGCGCCAGGCCGTTGAGCACGGCCAGCGGGTAGACCAGGTCCCGCGAGAGCGTGCTGGCCACCTGCTTGGCGTCGGCGTCCTTCAGCTCCTTGCGGACCTCGTTATGGACGTTGCCCAGGGCGTTGGTGCTGCTCTTGCCGTCGGCCTGGCTTGTCAGCGTGCCGCCCAGGATCGCCTTGGACTGGCTGCGCTCGCACCACTCCATCATCAGCGCGAAGGCACCCGGATCGCCCTCGGCGACCGCCGGGAACTCCATCACCATCCCGTTGGGGATGATGCCGGCCGCGTTGTGCCCGATCTGCATCAACGCACGCAGCAGCGTCAGCTTCTCCTTGTCCGAGGCTCCCGGCGGGTACTTGCCGATCCGCATCGGGATGCCATAGATCTCCAGGAACTCGGCCAGGTCGCCGACGCTGTAGTTCTTGAACAGGTAGGGCCACACCAGCACGCGGAACAGCGCCGCGCGCTCCATGTAGCCGCTCTTGGCCTTGTGGGTATGGGTGATCCAGCCGAACGGCCGCAGGGCGTCGCCCTCACCGGTACCGGTGCGCAGGCGAATCTCCTGCCGGTAGCCACGATGGAACTGGAACCAGGACTGCGGGCGGTGCTCGATGGACGCCGGCAGCCATTCCTGACCGTCGCGGCGCCAGTCGATCTCCTGGCAGGCGAAGCCCTTACCGATGGCGTCGGTGGTGTCGAACAGGATGCTGTCGAAGTCCTCCACGGCCTCCAGTAGCTCCTGCAGCTGCTCGGCGGCGTTCTTCTCGGCCGCGCTGGGGTTCCTGGGCGGTGCGATCTTCCAGGACAGGCCCGAGACGGCGCGGCGGCGCTTGCTCATCTCCGAGAAGATGTGCGCGTCGCGCTCTTCCATGTCCTCGTACAGCTCGTACTGGCGAACCACGTCGCCCTGTTCGGCCGCCTGCAGGATGCTCGCCAGGCGCGTAGGGGTCAGCCCGCGCGACGGGTGTCCCTGGAACTCGCGCTGCAGGGACGTCAGCTGCGCGGTCTGAGGCTCAGCCAGCTCCTTCACAGCGAAGGGCTGCCCCGTGCTGGGGTCGATGATGCGGGAGGGGGTCACCATGCTTCAGGTTCCGGAATTGATAGATCGTCGTCCACGTTGGCGACGTTGTCGTAGCCGCGGCTGGTGGTCGGCATGGCCGTCCACTCGATCTCCGAGCCGGGATTGCGGCTGGCGTAGTGCATCAGCGCGATGGCGATGCCGGCGTCGCCGTGCCGCTGGCCGCCGTCCTTGCCAGTCGTGCGATCGGGCACGCGTGCCACGCCCTTGATTACCTTGATCGCGCGCAGGTCGGCCAGCACGTCCTTGTCGCGCGGGACGGCGATGGTGTCGTCTTCAAACGCCGTCTTCAGCGGCGGCATGTTCTCCCGGTACCAGCCTTCGGTGGCCATGACCAGGGCGACGCGGTCGAAACCGAACTCCTGCGCGAGGAACTCGGCCACGGCGCTGCCGTTGCCACGCGCGTCCACGGCCGCCTTCACGAAACGCGGCAGCCTGTGGATGACGTACTTGCCGACCTGTTCCTGCTGGCGGTGCGGCATGTTCCGCAGCTCCAGGATGAACGGGATGCGGCGGGTCAGGTTCTGCTCGATCTGCGCCGGGACCATGACGGTCAAGTCGCCCGTGCGGCCGAAGTCCTGACCGAACACGCTCTGCAGATCCGGATTCAGCGCCTTCAGCAGCGGCGCCACCTCCTGCTCCAGCCATTCCTGGATTGCCGACTCGCGGTAGGCGTCCGGCAGTTCCTCAAACCCCTTCGGGCAGGTGTAGCGCAGCACCGGGGCGCCGTACATGCGCGCCTCGACCAGGGCAGTGGTTAGCCAGGCACCCGACCCCTGTGACGGGATCACGTCCAGCTCTTCGTCGGCCGCCGCCCCGTAGAACGCATAGACGTCCGCGACCCACTTGGCCGCGCTCGCCTCGTCCCAGGTGACGCCCTTGCGCATGCACACGCGCCCGAACAGGCCCTGCTCGATGGCGTCCTTGAACGTGATCCGGTGGACGCTGCCCTTGCGCTTCTTCGAGCGGATCTCGTTCACCAGCTCGTTGAAGGGGTTCTGATCGCCATCATGGGTACTGATCACACGGACCTTGCCACCCCAGATCAGCAGCGCCAGCGCCGCCTTCAGCAGCTCGTCCAGGGCGCCGTGGAAGGCGGCCTCATCGATGACCACCACACCCTGCTTGCCGCGCAGGTTGGCCGGACGCGAGGACAAGGCGACGATGCGGAAGCCGCTGGCGAACCGGATCGTATAGGTCTTGATCGACTTCTCGTCGTCGCCATCCTTGAAGACCTCTTCGCCTTCCTCGACCTCGGACGCCGCTTCGTTGAACACGCGCGCCCACATGGCACAGGCTTCGATGTACTCGATAGCCATGTCCATGTTGTAGCCGATGTAGTACACGTTCATCCCGCCGGCCTGGCGGGACTTCGACGCGATCAGCACGTTGTCCGAGGCTTCCGCCCAGGTCAGGCCGATTCGGCGGCTCTTCTCGGCCACCTTCAAATCGCTGTCGTCAGCGACCCAGTCCCGCTGGTACTTCAACAGCACGGCGTCGATGGCCGCGTTGACGTCGCGTGCCAGCGATGCCGGCAGCTCCTGCTCCAGCAGGTCGTCCGGCGCCTTGGTCACCGCCTCGGCCAGCGGCTTGCGCGGCGGCAGCCCCGGAGCGACCTTCTTGGGCTTGGAATGGGCAGGCGCGAGAACCATCAGCCGATGCCCAGGATCTTCTTGCGCAGGTCGGCGGCGCTGGCCTCGGACAGGCCACCGCTCCTGACCACCTTGTCCAGCTTGGCAGACTGCTCACGCAGCAATGCCTGCCGGGCTTCCTCGGCGATAGCCTTGCGGACGTTGACGTCGATGCGCTTGGTGTCAATCGCGTCCTTCGCCGCCCTGGCAAGCTTTCGGGCGGTATCGACGTCCACGTTGCCGCTGTTCTGCGCTTTCAACGCGAGGTCCGTGGTCAGCGTGACCACGGCATTGCTGAGCAGGGTGCTGGCCTTCTCGCCCAGGCTGTCCCCGAACTCGCCCACCAGGGCGTTCGCGGCCTGATCGATCTCGCGCATGCGGGCGGTCAGCTCCGCCAGGCCCTGGCCATACCGACCGAGCGCAGAACGCGACACCTCGCCCGCAGGCTCTCCCGCGTAGCGGGCCTGCAGGTCGGAAATGATCTCGTCTAGCGTCATCCGGCCTTCGCGGAGCAGCTTCTCGACGTAAGCCTTCTGCTCGGCGGGCAGCCGGCTGATGCTGGATTTCGCGCGACGACCCATGGCTCAGCGGGCGCTTGGGCGGCTCACGCCGGGCACGACAGCCGAGCCGCCGGCCACGTCCTGGCCACGGGCGGTCAGTTCGGCCACCTGCACGCCTGGGATGGCTTCCTGCAGGCGCACTAGCCCCTGCTCCTTCAACCAGGACAGATCGGTCAGCACGTCGTCGCGCGTCGCCGCCACGCCCAGGTGCTGCAGGCCGGCGTGCAGCACGGAGCTGTTGGCGCGGTAGCCGGCCTGTTCGGACAGCAGGCGCAGCAGCACCAGGCGTCGATCTTCACGCAGGCGGTCAGCAAAGGATTTCATCGATCTCTCTCCATCAGGTGCTCCTGCACCGTTTGCATCATTCGGTTACTGGCCGCGACCTGGCCCTCGATCCCGCCCAGGCGCTCGTACAGCCGTCTCAGTTCGTCGTGGGTAAGCGCGGACTCGCCGCGCACCTCCAGCCGTGTCACCCGTGCGGTCAGCCCGATATGGCGCCACCACAGCAACACCAGCCCGGCCAGGCAGCCACCTACCAGCACCAGCAAGGCGACCATCACCATGGGCTGGAGATCGTTCATGGCCTGGTTCATCAGCGCTCCACCGCCGTAGCGCAACCAATGCAGCGGCGGGTGTGCGGCACTGCCAGCTGCCGTTCCCGAGGAATCTCTTCCCCGCATTCGATGCAGTTCATCAACACCTCGCTCTGCTCGACCGCCTGGCGGCGATTGGCCTGGTACTCCCTTCCGCTACGCCGCGCAGCCTCAAACACGTCCCAGCTACGGCTTTCGTTCTCTGCGGCCCTATCCGCGTCGTCTTGCACTCGGGTGTCCCTTGCCATTGATCATGTCGTCAAAGTCCAGCCACACGCCCTCGTAGGCCCGCGCCTGTCCTCGCAGCTCGGCCGCCTTGTCACCCCGGCACTTCAGTGCATCGGCCTTACAGCGCTTCGCCATCTCGTGGTACTCATCGCGCAGGCGCTGCAGGTCGGACACCGTTGCACCGACCCCCGTCTTGCTTCTCACCGCCGCGCCCCTGCAGTTGCTCCAGCGCCCGGCAGTACCAGCTCCACGCCGTGCGCTCCCACTCGGTTGCTGCCTGGATCAGCCGGCTGTGGCTCGCCCTGCAGTCGTGGTACAGCGCCGCGACCTGGTCGTGGTTCCCGATCAGCACCGCCCACAGGTCCGACGTCGCCGCCGGCAGCGGCGGGCACTCCTGCTTCAGGCTGGCCTCCGGCCCCGGCGGTGGGGACGGGGGCGGCGGTCCCTTCGTTCGCGCGGTTCCAGTGCTGCAGGACGTCAGCACCAGCGCGACCAACACGCAGGTCAGGACGTGCCGCCAGCAGCTTCTCCAGGTCGGCACGCTGTGCCGCGTAGTGCTTTCGGTTTGCTTCACGGTCGGTTTCCAGTTCGGTGGCAATGGCCTCCTGCCGGTCGGCGGCGGAGGCGTAGTCCAGGGCAGCCTGGGCGGCTACGGAACGCAGCAGCTCGGCCTCGGCGTGCAACTGCTCGATGTAGTCCTGCTGCTGCGCGCTTTGCTTGATCGCTGCGGCACCTTCGGCCCAGCGATTGCCGGCATAGAGACCGGCGACGCCGGCAACGACCAGCGCCGCGAGCAGCCCAAGGCCGAGGATCGGCAGCAGCTGTCCTGCAGCTGCTTTCGGTGCGGCTTCACTCAGCACGTCGCCACTCCCTGCCAGCCGGCGGCCAGATACGCCGGCTCCAGCGCCAGCAAGATGCGGCGCGGGTATGCCGTGTTTTCCTTGTGCGCCCAACCTGCGCGGGCGCGGTGCGGCTCCACCGCCCGCCAGTCGTCCGGGTTCTTCCCGGCGCGCAGCGCCAGCCGCCGCTCCCGCAGCATCCAGCCCTCGCCGCCGTTGTACCCGCGCAGGGCGAACACCCAGCGGCTGCAGGTGTCGACGGCGCCGCCGCCCAGCGGCTGCACGCGGTCGAACAGCCACCGGTCGTACAGCGCAGCAGCGAGGATCGCCTGTTGCGGGTTCCAGGGGTCAAAGCCCGCCAGTTCGCGGGGGTACACGGTTGCGATCCAGCGGGACGTTGCCGGCATGAACTGAGCGATGCCCTGGGCACCCACACCGGATCGCGCATCCGCGCGGAAGGCGGACTCCTGGTGCAGTTGCGCTGCCAGCCGCGCGGCGCTGCCGTGGACGCCCCACGCCCGCGCAGATGCTTGTTCGACGCGGTGGCGGTACAGGGCCGACGCCGGCGCGACGCGGACGGTGGGCTTGGCCGGCTCGGCAGCGGCTGCCGAACCGGCGAACATGCCCCACAGCAGTCCGGCCACGATCAGGATCAGCGCGAGGATGGCGAACGTGGCTTCACGCCAGTCGCCACCGTTGCGGGTCCAGAACGCCTTCCAGCGGTCCAGGCGGCTCATCCGATCAACCCCGCAGCGATCATCGCGGCAGCGATCACCACGCCGCGCCGGCTCTGCGCCATGGACTGCTCGATGCCGGCCAGGTAGCGGGGATCACTGCCCGGAAAGGCCGCGCGATCCAGCGCGTAGCCGACGGCGCCCGCCATGGTGATCTTGCTTGCTGCCCAAAGGTAGCTGGTGATGAGCAAGCCATTGAATTTCGCCACGATCAGCAGCAGCACCAGGCTTGCGGCGAAGAACAGCCAGATATGGCCGATGCGCGCGACCCATCCGAGGATGGCCGCTTTTACTCGTTCGATCTTGGTTGTGTCCATCCCGCGCTCCATGAAAGGAGCCGGCGGCGGGCTCACCGCCGCCGGCTGGCGCAGGGATGTCAGTTGCCACCACCGCATTCCCCTGCGGTGCTGACTTTGCGCGGCCTCGCGCGAGGCTTGGGACTGACGCGCGTCAGTAAAGAAAAACCCCGCCGAAGCGGGGTTTCCTTGGAAGCAACCGGCTCCTCAGAAGACGAGAGCGGACAGCTTCTTGAATGTGCCGTTGTCGGCAGTGGCGAGCATTCTCTTCCCGCCCTTGAAGGTTGCAACGAAGGTCACTTCCTTCCTGTTCCCACCGGCCAGGAGACCGGCCAGCAGCCCAACTGGACCCAGCAAGGTCGCACCAACCACTCCCCAACCGATGGTCCCGCCCAAGCGCTTGACGCTCTCCTCGCTCGCAACTTCAACCGCATCCAGCTCGACAGAAATCTGCTTCCCAGCTCCTGTCAATGAAAATTCGCCCGGGGCCAGTGGCTGGACGATGCCGATGTTCTTTCCAACACCGATAAGCGGGAACACGACCGTCCCCTTTCCCTTGCCGAAGTCACCCGCGTGAATGGTGATATTCGCCATGTTTCTCACTCCTCGAAAAGTCGTCCCTGCATCTTGTTGACGTGAAGCTTCCGCTGCTGACTGCAGATGCGCCAGACCTGCCGTTCGGTCAAACCATGCTCGGCTGCCAGCGCGCCAATGTTACGCCGAGTTGCCCGGCGCCAGATCTCGGCGTCACGCAACGCGATGCGAAGGTCATCGCCGCGCGGCAGGTACCAGTCCCGGCCACCGCCGAACTCGGCGATGGCCAGCACCCCAGAGCGCGCCAAGAAGAACGCCTCCTCGCGGGGATAGCCCAGGCGCACGAAGACGGCTTCCTGCACCTCGATCAGCTGCACCAACCCATGCGCCCAGCGATGCGCGGGGACGTCGTCCAGGTTTGCATCCAGCAGACCCTTCGGATCGATGGGGCAGTCCGGCAAAAGATCATCTTGATTGCTCACCAGGCCTCCCGTACTTCGCGTATGCCTTCTCCCGCTCGGCCTGCGCCTCTTCCTCGCTGAGGCCGCCCATGTCCAGCGTGCGCGCGATCCACGCCAGCTGGCGCTCCAGCGGTGTCTCCTGATGTGGGGACGGGGTGATGCCGGATGCCTGACGCAGGTGTTTCCCTACGCGCGCGTCCTCCTCCCGCTGACGCTCCTGTGCGGCGTCCGCCTTGTCGGCCAAGCCGAACACCACCGCTCGCAGGTAGCCATGGGACTCCAGCGGCAGCACCAGGCTGGCGCGCGCGGTCAGCATCTGCTCGATCCCGGCCGCCCACAGCGCCGGCCCGGCTGGGCGGCGGACGCCGCTGCGCTCGTCCTTGCATACACTGCCGGCGGCGACCAGGTCGGCCACCTCCTGGGCCAGCTTCGCGGCGCGCGCCAGTCGAAGGGCGGTTTTCGCCGGTTTGAACAGCCCTACATACGCCAGCACAGCCCGCCCCAGCTCACGGGGCAGGTCGGCGACGACCAGCGCCAGGCGCTTGCCATCTTCCTCAGCGAACATGGCGGCGATGTGGGCCTGGGCGCCGCATTCGGGACACGTTGCGCGCATCAGTCGTGCCCCAGCAGGCGCGGCTTGCGTGGCGCGGGCGCAGGAGGCTCCACCTTCGCGCGGAGGTCCTTCTGCGACACCATCGTCAGCTCGCAACGGGGCCGCTCGCCCACGATGTACTTCTCGCTTCTGTAGTCCGTCCTGTCGAAATCAAACTCGACCTCCGCCGCGTTGCGCAGCAGGGCCATGACCTTCAGGCCGTCGGCGGCGGGCATCAGCAGCCGGGAGTGCCCGATGGTGACCACGCAGCAGTCCTGTGTGTTCCGCTTCGCGCTCATTCCTCGACCTCGACGTTATCGATCATCGTGCCCACCAGGCGCAGGTATTCCCGGTTGCGCCGCCAGTTGACCGGCAGGTTGGCGGTCATCGCCTGCCACCGTGCATCGTCAATGCCGCGCGCGGCACGGCGTTCCTCCAACAGCTCCAGCAGGGCGCGCTTCTCCTGCTCGACATGCAGGGCCGCGATGATGTCGCGCAGCTGCTCCTCGGTGCGGCACCAGGCCACGCGGTCGATGCCGTGCATGCGCTTGACGATGCTGTCGGCATAGGCCCACGGCAGCTTCATGTCCGCCAGCTGGGCCTCCACCTTGGCGATCATGTCGGGCATGGCGCGCGCGGCATCGAAGTTGTGCGGCTTGCCCGTGTACGCCACGCGGGGCTTCTCGCCGGCCTTCAGGCGCAGCTCGTCCAGGACAGCGGCCAGAGCGTCTGGCGACAGCTTGGTGCTGGTAGTCACCCCGCCCACGCGCATCAGGATTTCCTCGTAGACGTCGCGGTCCAGGCCGAGCTTGCGGCGCAGGGCGTGGATCGCCTTGCGCTGGCCAGCGACCCGCTGCTCCTTCGTGCGGAGTTGGTAGTAGCCCGTCATGGAATCACTTCCAGCTTTCGCTGGCCTTCGGCCAGCCCTTGGTTGAGCTGCGCGCGGGAGCCCGCCGCGTAGCCGGCCCAGCGGTCGCTCTGACTGGCCCGGCCCTTCTTGATCTCTTTCCCACCGGTGGTTCCCAGCTCACCGTGCTTGTGGCTCATGGCCGCATCCAGTGCCGCCTGCCGGCCTTCCGGCAGCTCGGCGCGCGGGAACAGGCTGCGCAGGGCGATGACGAAGCCCAGGGCGAACTCTTCCCCCCGCCGCTCCCTGTTTGCCTGCTTGCGGATACGGCGGGTATGCGCCGCCTTGTCCCTCTGCAGCTGGCGGCGCAGCACGGCGAAGGCATAGCTGGCCACCTGCGAGTCGGCACCGGCGCCGTGGAAATGGATCACCGTTTCGTGCAGCGGCCGTAGGAAGCCCTCGCGCACCGCAAGGCGGGTGCGGCGCTCGATCACCAGGCCACAGCGATAGCCATCCGCGACCAGGTTGGCCAACAGCAGCAGCGACTTCGGCACCATCCCCCCCCGGTAGCCGGTCGGGGCCTCCGTCGAGCCAATTTCCGATGCTGCCGCGTCTGCCTTGCTCAACCCGTACTTGTCCATCAGCGCCCGTGCCTGGCGCAGAGCGGTAGCAGCCTCGGTCGGGTTGCTGGAACCAGCCAGACGCAGGCATGCCTGAATCTTGCGAATTGCCCGGTCGCGGGTCATCAGTGGCGCCCTCCGCGCGCAGCTGCAGCGGTGGCTTCCATCAGCGGCGCTGTCTTCTGCAGGCCAAGCTGGTTGGCCTTCAGCACCGTCATCGTGGCATCTACGCCCAGCGCCGCCGCGAGCCCACCAACTGCGCGGGCGGACAGGGTGGCAAAGAAGACCACGCGGTCGCTTTCGGTTAGCCCTTCAGCCACCTTTGTAACGATGTCTCCCACGATCTCTGAAACCGCAACCGCGGCTGCCTCGGGGTTACTCATGTCGATCTTGACTGCCTTCATGACCTACTTCCTCTTCTTCCAGTGCCAGCGCACACCGCGACCGTTCCTGCTGACACACAGGTCCAGCCACGTATGCAGGGCGTCGAGCCTGGCTTGGTCGCCCTCGGCCCCCTGCACCTCGGGCACACCCGGCACCAGCAGGCACCCGGCGCTCTCGCCCTGACCATGACGCGCCAGGACCTCGATCTCGCGGCGCAGGTCCTGCTCGCGTCCCGATGCGATCTGGATGGCGCCGGGAGGCGTGCGCGAGCCGAACTCGATCAGGCCGCTCGCATAGCAGTACGCCTTCATGCGGTCACCTCCGCCTTGTCCACAAACCGCACCAGGTGCGGAGCGCCGATGTGCCGCTGCATGCGCCAGTCGAAAACGTCGCCGCGCTGGTCGATGTACTCGACCGCGAACCGCACGTACTCCAGCGCCTTCACCGGATCACCGCTGCCGTCCTGTGCCCTGGTGGTATCCATGAACCGCAGGCCGTCGACCTCCACCCAATCGGCGTAGCTCTCGATGTCCGAGCGGACCGTGTTCTCGGCGATCTGCCGCGCCAGCTGATCCAAGGCGGCGCCGGCAGCCATGCCCTCGCGGAACTGCTTCGCGCCCTGGTCGGCCATGTCGCCCGCCGTGAACTGCCCCAGCACGCCGGAGATCGCCTCGACCTCGCTGCCTTCCTCCCAGCCGCGTTCCAGCACGCGCTCCAGCCTGAGCAGGGCCGCAGCCACCTTCCGCAGGTGTTCGGCGAACGCCTTGTGCAATGGCGTGCGCGCGTGCGTGTCGACTTCCTCGGCAATGCCCTCAACCTTCAACGAACCGCTCATGGCTGAACCTCCTCAATCTGGCTTTCATGCGGGACGACGACGAAGTCCTCGCGCTGGCTGATGGTCACGCCCGGGATGGCCTTGGCTGCCTCCGGCTCGCGCAGGAGGGCTTCCTTGTCGACCTCCTGCTTCGTGCGCAGGAAGCGCTCCAGGCCGCACTTCTTGAGATAGCCCATCACCGCCTCGACGCCGCGGATGGCTACCGAAGGCGGGCGCAGCCGCCACTTCACCTGGCCGGTGGCGAAGTCGTGGAACTTCACCTTGCCGTCCTGGGTGAGCTGGGCGCGGTTGGCCTCGCACCACAGCGACAGCCCCTTAGTCAGTTCGCTGATGCGGTCGCCGTGCGGCTTGGCCTCGGCGTCGTGCTTGGCCTTGACCTCGGCCATGGTGTCGTTCATGACGGTTTCGATGCGCTGGCGCTCGCGCTGCAGGCGGCCCAGCTCGGCGATGGCGGCGTTCACTTCATCGCGGTCCCGGGGAACCCAATGCTCGACTGCGGGCGCTTTAACTCGGGTGGTGGCTTTCTTGCTCATTACTTCGGTTCCGTTTCGTTGCGGGCCGGGGTCGGTGCCGGCATGGGGTTCTTGGAGCGCTCCAGGGGCGCGCCGAAATGGCGCTCAAACTGCCGGTGAAGCGAGCCGACGATCCGCTCGCCGATGTACGGCGGCAGGTCGTCCTCGTCGTAGACGTCGTCCACATAGCGGGTCATCGCGCGGCTCCCTGGGCGGTGGCCGCTGCGTCGTGGGTTTCCTCCCACTCCAGCTGGCAGCCGTGGAACGAGGCGACTAACACGGTGCGGGTGAGACCGTTGATGGTCTGCCTGGAGCGCAGCGCCCCGGCCTGGTAGATGAAGGAAGCGCCCGGCGGCGGATCGATGACGATCCGCGCGTGCCGCTCGGTGATCTGCACTTCGCGCGGCGACAGGCCCGCGCGGCCGAGGGCGTACATGGCCCCCAGCAGCGCCTTGGTATGGCCGTGGATGCTGTCGAAGGCGACGTTCTGGTGATTGCTCATGCGGTGGCTTCCTCGGTGGCAGTGGCGCGGCGGATCGCCTGAATCAAGCGGGCCGCGCCGGGGTAGCTGATGCCGCGCAGCGCCTGCGCGAGGGGGATTCCATGGGGCATCTGGATGCGGGCCTGGGCCATGAAGTCGGCGAGGCCGGCATGGACGGTGGTGGCGTCGATTCCGGCTGCCTCCAGCAGCCGCCGGACCTCGCGGCGCTGCGGCTCGGTGCAGCTGGGCACCGTGCTGGCCGTACCACTGCGAACCGGCAGCACCTGGGCGGTGACCTCCATCAACTGGCCCACGGTCATCTTGTCGACCGGGACACCAGCGGCGGCGATGGCTTCGATCACCTCGCACTTCTGGCCGGTGCTGGCTGCAGCCAGGCGCCCGATCACCGCCGTGGCGGCAATCAGGTCGGCCGCGATCACCTGCAGGTTCAAGGGCCACCTCCGTCCTGGCTCGCCAGGTGGTCCTCGTATGCGGCCAGGTTGCGGCGCGCGCACCGCAGGTAGTGCAGCCGCTCCTCGGCGCTCAGGCCGGCGTTGTCGCGGACGCGCGACAGCGCCTGGCAGGCGGTCAGCACGTCGTCTGCGGCTCGCTGGTGGGCGTTCGGCGTGGCGCCGGTGTCGGGGGCAACGCTCACTCAAACACCCCCAGCTCCTGCGCGGACTGCGTGATCGCGTCGCAGCAGATGCGCTTGCCGGCTGCCTGGGCGTACGTCGCGGCAAGGCGCAGCACCTTGTTCAGGACGCGCAGCGCGCCGGGCCGGGCAGCGATGTCGCGGATGCGGTCGCGGCAGCGGGCATCGTCAATGCCCCATGCCTTGATGATCGCGTCGGCGTCGCCCTGGGCGCTGCGCTTGATCAGGGTCTTCTTGCCCACGCGCGAATACAAACGGTCGAGATAGGCCGCGCGATTGCCGCCGGTCATCTGCGTGTAGACCCGCTCATTGCCCATGAACACCAGGCCGACGCCGCACTTGTCGTTGAACCAGCGGATGCCATCCATCGCCTGGACGGTCAGGTGCTGGGCTTCATCGATAGCCAGCAGACCGCCGGTGTTGCGAATGCGCTCGGCGATGGCGCGCTGCAGGTGTGCGGCGGTGCGGGAGTAGTCCCGCACGCCGACCTTGATGGCGATCTCTTCCAGCGCAGCCAGCAGCGAGCCGGTGGCCGCGCTCAGCTCCACGTGCCACACGTTCGGTGACGTGGCCTGGTACTGGACGATGGTCTTGCTCTTGCCGATGCCCGCCGCGCCAACGATCAGCACCAGGTCGGCGGCGATCTGCGCATACCGCAGGTCGCCCATGATCCGCTTGCTGGTGGGCGTATCGATCCACGCCGGTGCTGTGGGCAGGGAATCAGCGGACGACGCGGCGTCGTAGGCGTTAAGCCACTTGGCGATCTTCGCGGCGGTGTTCTGCAGACTGCCCTTGTAGGTGTCGCCCAGGAACTGGCTGAGCGTTGCGCTGGACATATCCGCTTCGCGGGCGATGCGGTTTTGGCTGTAGCCATTACCGGCTTCGGCGATCATCCGCACGCGCTCGCGCATGTCGGACATCTGCTCCAGGGTGAATTCCTCCGGGATGCTGCTGTTGGGAGCGGTGGTGGCGTTGCTCATTGGTTCTCCGTGGTGTTGCTGGTCTTGCTGCAGGTGGCGGAAGCGATGCACGAGCGGCACGTTCCGGGGTTTCAAAGGTGGGCATGCGGGGCGTTTGAGAGCGCTCAGGCGCGCCTGGCGGCGCAGCAGCGCCGACCCCGGTGCACCTGCGCGGGACAGCCGGATGTCGGGCAGCCCCTTCATTCGTCGGCTCCCCTTAGCACGTAGAAGCTGTTGCCCTGCTGCCTGGCCGCGATGCGTTCCATCAGCGAGCCGAACGCTTCTTCGCGGTCATCGGTGCCGGTGCGCTGCAGCGGCTCCTGCAGGGCTTCCTGCGGCAGCGGCTGTGGCCTGGCCGCGCGCTTGCCGAACAGGGGGGCGACGACGCCGGCCTGCGGCAGGCTCTCGGGCATCGGGGCCGGCAACTGCTTGGCGAGCTTCGCCGCCGACATACGGCGCTCGGCGTCCAGCTGCTGCTGCGCGGCGCGGCGGAACTGCTTCTTGGCGCGCGCGTGTTCTTTCGCCGATACGGTGTCCGCGAAGCCGACGGCGGCAATGCACTCAGCCGTCCCGATGTGGACGTTTGCCAGCGAGTAGACCTCCACGCTGGTGTGCAGCGCTTCGGGATCGAAGCGCAGCATCACCTTCTTGCCTGCATAGCGCGCGATAGCCGCGCTCCAGTAGCGGTTACCCGCGAGGCGCACCGACCCGTCACGGGCATCGGCAGTGACCGTGTCTGTAGCCAGCAGCAGCTGGCGCAGCTGCTCTACGCTCGCCTTCCGGATTGTCGACTGCGCGTAGCTGGCGCTGAATGCCTGGTCGAAGCTGTACTGCCCACCGCAGACGCGGCTGCGGCGACCTTCTCGGGCGTTGTGCGCGTGGATTTCCTCGTTCAGAACCCGCACGAACTCGTCCAGCGGCACCGCCTTGCTGCCGTAGTTCTCTGGCTTCGCGTCCGTCTTATTGCCGGTGTATGCACCAGCGAAGGCCGGATGCTTAGAAACCCGGTCACACAGGTCGCGCCAAGCGCGCTCGATGGGCTTCGCCTGGCCGTGGTACGGGGTTGCCCAATGGATCTGACAGCCCAGGCCGGTCAGGATGCCGACCGGATCATCCGGGCGGACCTTGAAGCGGAAGCGATTGCCCGTCCCGCCCGTGAGCATCTTGCTGGCGAAGCCGCGACCATTGTCCAGCCAGACTTTCTCCGGGATTCCGTAGCGCTCGATCACGTCGCGGAAGGCGAAGCGCGCGAGGTCCGCGGACTCGGTCTCTGCGATCCGGTACCCCAGCAGCTTGCCCGAGTACAGGCACTGGACACCGATCATGATCGGGCGCGCGATTGTGCCGTCTGGCCAGCGTGCGAACACGTCGAAGCGGTGGCCGTCAGCGTTCACTGCCTCCAATGCATGGAACACGCTCCGGTCGCGCTCCTGAGCCGGGAAAGTTCGGTCGAACGCCTCGCGGCCCTGCCGCGCAAGCACCAGGACGCCGCGCGGCATTTCTTTCTCGACGCGCCGTTGAAAGGTCTTCAACGACGGCAGCACCCAGCCATGCACGCGCGCCAGGCGCTGGACGCGCTCGTAGCAGCTGCTGGCGGTCGGTGCTTCGACCCGCAGGTAGTCAGCTTTGAAGGCATCCCAGGCTTCGGCCGGGATCTCGACCGTCGCAGTGCCGCCGACATAGCTCGGCACCAGCAGCGCCAGGCGGTGCTGCTTCTCCACGCCGTCGACCAGGGCAGCCCACCTACCGAGGGTCGCGGCGCTCGCGCCGCGCACGTTCTCGCGCTGCAGCTGCACGGCGACCAGCTCGCGGGCCTTCGTCAGCAGCATGCCGTCAGCGACCAACTGCTCGACCGCCTGCAGGGCCTGCAGGCGGCGGCGGGCTTCGCTCTTCAGGTGCTGCTCGACCGCCTCGTAACGCTGCCACGCGGCCTGCACCTGGGCCTCGGTGATCTGCTCAGGCTTGCGGGGCTTGGCCTTTGCCGGCGCCAGGTCGACGGACGGCTGGGCCAGGTTCGGGGTGCGCAGGAACACCGCCGCCTGCACGTCCGCAGGCAGCGCGCTCGGCGCGTAGAAGCGCTTCGCGCCTCCCCGTCCGGTGCGGGTTTCGTATGCCCAGGCCTCGCGCGCGGCGCGCATTTCTACTGCTCGCTTGGAGACACCAAGGGCGGCGGAAATCGCGGCTGCATCGATGGGCTCAGGGGCGTAGGAGCGGTTTCCGTCAGCCATCAACGCACCCTCCGAGCCAGGTCCTTCAGGGCCTTGATTTCATCGCCGGCCTGCTGCCGCACGCGCTCCCACCGGCCGATCTCGGCATTGATGGTGTCGGCGCCCAGCAGTAGCCGGCCACCAACCACGCTGCCGTGCCACTCGGCCAGGCGCGTGCTGCTGCACACGATCTCCAGCACCGGAGCCAGCCAGAGCGGGCAGTTGAATTCTTCGCGGGACTCGGCCGTGTAGCCGTCCAGCATGTTCTTGGACACGTCACGTCCAGCCAGGCGGCTGGCGCGGGAAGCCACTTCCCAGCGGTCCAGGCCAGCGGCGTGGGCGTCTTTCAGCATGTCGCCCACCAGCGCGGTCACCGGCTGGCGGAAGTCCATGCTGCTGGGGATGGGGGCGGCCGGAACTGGCAGGGCGAACATGTCGCCGGTGAGGGCATCGCGTCGCTTCATGCGCGGATGCCCTCACCGTCGGCGACCGGCTGGGTCCCACAGGCGGAGTGAGCTGTGGCGGGCCTTACCTGCTCCCCAGCTGCCGGGGTTTTCGCGCATGCCAACGCGGGGCACTTGCCGGCTGATCCCCGCCCGTTTGCCCGGGCCAGGCTGTTGATCGAAGGTGCCGGGTACGCCGGCTGGAGGGGTGTGCTGTTCATTCCGCGCTCCCGTCTTGTGGATTGCGGACAAGGCGCAGCCTGCTAGGCTTGGCAGAAGCAGGAATCAGGGCCTTCTGGCCGCGTTTGCGGTTGGGTTTGCCGTCCGTGCCGTACCGGCTCGGCCAGATGTCGGAGGCGCTGATGCCCAGCGCCTCGGCGATCAGCGCTTCGGCCAGCGGATACGGCTGGTGCAGCGCCTTCGCCAGGCTGTTCGGGTTCCTGTAGCCGTTGATATTGCTCAACTGACGAAGGGAGTAGCCCTTCAT